ATATCAGGCAAAGTACAACTTTGGAATAGATAAGTATTGATAGGGTGTTTGGGGAACATGATACTCCACAAGAATTTCTTCCGTGGATTTTTTACTTTTGCTCCCATCGTTATATGTTTATAGGTTATTACTTGTTTCTACAACTGATACCGACTTAGAAGCAGCATCAATTACAATCTCCATAGTTACCTCTTGCATAGGAACTACGTCTTTATACTTAAGGATAGCACGATATTTACCTTGACGGGCATCTGCTTCGTTATTTACGGAAAGATCATCCCAAGAAGTTGCATCCTGGTCACCCATCCAAGTATATTCTGTCATGGCATCTTCATCTACCAAAGAATCTAATGTAGGTTTAACTTCCAACCAAATTCTTTTCCAAGTTCCCCAAACGTTGGGTTCTTCCAAGTATTTGTTAAGTACTGGACGAAGGAACTTCTTCAAATACAAATTCAATCTTACGATTGAAAGGAATCTTTCTGAATCCTGTTTTACCTGAGAAGAGAAACAATGCCATAGCATGGTTTGTTTACCTGCATCGGGAGTATCTTTGATTACCATCTCATTGATATAATTCTGAGCAAGTGTGTTCAGTTCATTATATCGAGAAGGAGAACCATAATTTGGACATACGGGCCCAACTGCATCTCCAATAACTCCTCGGTTCATACCAGCAAAGGATTTCCAAGGACCATATTGAGTAGCAGAAGCATCTCCCAAACCTGCAATGGTACCCACTACATCAGAATCTTGAAGATTGCCGTTCTCATTGTAGTACTTAAGTCCACCACCAAAGTAGGCAATGTACTTAGAGTTACCTACAGTACCAAGGCAAGTCTGTACCCAAGTTACCTGAGCTTTGTAATCTCTTGCCTGAGTACCTTGAGTATAATGGGTTAAATGTTTGGGAACTTCGATATACAGTACCCATTCCATCAATTCCTTTGCCATATCTGCAGCAGCCTTATATACCTTGAGTACATCTGAATCGGTAGTAAGGTGTTGAGAGATATGTGAAATAAACAATTGGTAGAAGTCTGTGTAGTCTTTTACCAAGTCCAGTGAAGCAATCCATTCTTCGGCAGTTGGAGTGGAACCTGCACTACCGATAGTACCATTAAACAGTTTCTCTGTTTCGGAGGGTGCAGCATCTCCCACGGTAATAGTGATAGCATTCTTAGTACCATCAATATCATCGGTAAGCCACTTAATTAGGTTTTCAAAAGAGGAACCTGCAGTAATTACCGGCTTAATATATTCCGAGTTCTTAGCAAATGCACTAAGAGCAAGGTAATCTACCGAAGTATTATTGTTATCATTGGCAGTTTTGTAGGTTATTACTGGACCCTGTTCAAGTACTTGCCCATTAGCCGAATAGATTTTATAATACAAGGTATTAGCTTGTTTATAAAAACCAACCTGGAAAGTATTAGCACTACCAATTGGGTCTCCATATCCCTTAGTTACTAATCCAAAACTATAGGTAGTACTACCAGATTTTAAAGTAATCAAAGCAGAGGGTTTAGCTGGGTCAGGTACAACAGAAGCAACTGAGATTTCATCTTCTGAATCTTTAGCTTTTCTTGCCGCAGCCTGAGAAGCAGTTACTGTACCTTGAGTAGCTCCTTTGCCAAGTACTCGAATAACACGAAGCTTAGAACCACCTTGCAAAGCCTTTTCGATATTTGATACAGAACCATCGGGTACAATTTCAGAACCATAGATTCTTTGGAACTGAGGGAATGTAGAGATGATTTCTGAAGGGTCATCGTATGGACCTTTAGTAGTTCTAGCCAATACACAAGAAACTCCTAACATGGGGGTAGTTTGAAGAACATTGTTGTTCTTAAACTTAAAATCAACATGAGGTGAAGTTGGCATAATTCTATTGTGATTAAAGTTAATTACTTGTTTAATTTATACCCTAGAGTATTGTACCTATGCCTTAGGTACTTTTAACTCTAACATTTCATTTTCATTTTGTTCTAACAATCCAATAAGAACTGATATATCCTTGATTGGTGTAAGAGTACCTTCTCCCAAAGCTTTTTCTGGAAGAATACCGTCTTTACATACATAAGTGTATACCTTCTCAAGTATACCATGTTCTACATCTGGATGGTCATAATAATTACCAATCTCAATGAATAGGTTTCCGGTGGGAGCAAGCCTGCCCTTTTCCCATTCCTCTAAGTCATTGAAGTATGGTCTCACGTATCCTCTAGCAGGTAAGCCAGTATATAAGATTGTATGTAGCAACCTCATATCGGCTTGTGTTTGAGAAACTAGATGTACATCTATGGTAATATCTTTAGTTTCATAAGGAAACTCTGAAGCTTGGTAATTACCATCCTCAAGTTTATCACCAATGATGTATTTATTCACACCAATATCTCCAGCATAATAACCCTGTAGTTCTATGGTTATTCTTGGGAGAGTCTTTGGGCCTTTTACTTGATTATTCCCTATACCAAAAAGAGGTATAAACTTCTTCATACCTTTAATTGCCTCTTGAAATCTTTTTTCGTTTTCTTGAGACAAAGGTAAGAAGTCTTCTGGGTTTAAGGTAAGACCCATTTCCAACATTGTACTAAGTAGAGAGATATAAAAAGTTCTTTCTACTATTTCTTCTGAGTTTACCATTAAAGTCCTAATCTAATATTTAATTGAACACTCTGATTGCCATTGTCATTAATATACCCATTATAAGTTACCTGAATACCTCCAAAACCACTTATTATGGTTTGTAAATGACCAACACAATTTAATTCACTAACCCATTGAGTAGCAATATTTGAAGGATAATCGGTAAGCCATACTTTAAAGGGTATTGGTTCTGAACCAATATCTCCAGAGAATTGACCCTCTATTGTCTTACTTATATCGGTTATCTTAAATTGTTTTATAAATTTAGCAACTTGAATACCGTTGATAAGGTAGTACTGATAACCCTTTACATTACTAATCTGAGCAGTACTAGTATTTTGACCAAGATTTGGGAATGGTATATTCGGGGTTGGTTCAAAGCCATACTTAGTAGTTCTAGTACCTGGAGATTGAGTTATATTTAAAACTATCTCAGTGTTAGGTTCTTGCTGTGAGATAATCTTAACTATAGCAGTTCTTTCCAAGGGGTCATAGTTACTGGGGTTATGTTCTTGATTAGTAGATTTAGTTTTGATAGTAAGCTTACCTGCGGCATTAGCTTCTCCAATTTCTTGGGTTACCTCTAACCAATCTGAGGAGCTTTCAACTTTCCAATCTACAGCACGATATTCATCTTGAGGCTTATTATCGATAAACTTCTGTTGGTAACTGTATACACCTATTTCTAGGGTCTCACCCCTTTTAGTACCATCGAAAGTATGGGAAGTAGTTTCTGGAGTGATACTAAAATAAGTTCCCCAGGTCTCTACTATTTTAGGAGCGGCCTTTTGTACCAGAGTTACTTCCCTTTCTACACCCTGAACTACTACCTTGAGAACCTGCCCTTTTATATTATTCATGTCTTCGTTTACTGCCTTAGGCTTTACCCGAATAGTTGCAGTACCAGTTCCGGATAATGAAGATATTTCAAAGTCTGCTGCCATTTTTAACTTTCCTTATTTCTTTTCTAACTTCATTTCGTATTTCCTTTTGTAAGGCAGCTTTTCCACCAGCAGCCTTAAATGCAGGATTCCAAAGAGGACGAGGTGGTAAATTACCATCTCTGCTACCATACTCTAACATGATAGCTATCTGATTCAAAGTCTTTCTTGAAGTCTTACCAGTATAGGTAATCTTCTTGATTCCAATTGGTAAACCAACGAAAGTTCTATTCTTGGTCTTTACTACAGTAACGGATTTAGCATATTGACCCGTGAGTCGTAATAGAGTATGCTCCCCATATTTCTTTACAGTACCTGGAGCATGTTTTGGCCAAGAAGTATGGGTACCGGGTGGTGGAACACCCGTATTCAAACTTCGTCTTACTATACGAAGAAGTTGATTACCAAACTTTTCTGTACCTTTCGCATAGCCTTCGGTTAAGATACTTGGAGTTTTGGCAATCAACCTTTCTGCACGAGCTTGTTCTCGTTTATCTACGTATATTTCTAGAGGGCCAACTGGAGTCGATAGTGTAATATTAACCGACTTACTTGGCATAATTCTTACTGTTGTTTAGGTTTATCCAATCCCAGCTCCTGAGCAATTCTCTGTAACAGAGTCTCTTGAGTGGAGATTCGTTGGTCCATGTATTGACGGAACTCCTCAAACCCTGGAGCAGGTTTACTTGGAGCAGAAGGTGATTGGTTAATTGAATTGAGAATGTTATCGCATTCAGAAACAATTGCCTCAAACTTTGGTCGATTGTTAAGTATATTCAAGGCATTCTGTTTCTGCATAGTAACCTCATTAATTATATTCACTATATCGGTAGTATAATATACCCCATTATAAATACCTTCATCAGATTGTGATGGCAAGTATATGGTGAGTTGTAATACCGAATCTTGGATTACCAATTCGACACTGTTAACAAAGCCGTCTTTCAAAGCCGTCTTTAGCACCAGAGGCCATTGGTTTACTTTCTCCTACCTTTACGATTCTTGCTGTATCAAAAATAGGATAACCAGACCGTTCGTCTTTTTCTAATGTGAAAATCATTTCACCTTTCTGTACCTTTTGGAAAATCAATGTTCTTTCGTCCATAATCATCTTTTATTTATTAAGTTTAAACCAAATGAAACTGCACCTGGATTCCTTTGCATGAAGTCTACCAGGTTTAAGGATTAATAGTATCCAAATTGATTTATGAGTACCTGAGCTTTGTTTGCTACTTCTTGTGCAATCTCTATATTGGGAGCAGGTAGAGCTAATTGTATCTTGAATTCGGTGAGTTGTTCTTGTTCCATAATTCCTTAGTTTAATGAGTTAAAACGAAAAAAGGAGTACACCTAAAACAGATGCACTCCTTTTAATCATCTCGGTATTTTAAATTACTGAGCTGGCGTTGTAGTACCGGTCTTCAAGGCAGCTACCACTTGATTGACGATGTTCTGGTCTCTCTGAGCATCTATCACTCGATTGAGGCGAGCAATCTCCTGGTCTTTTGCAATATTCTCGATGAGACACTTGATTTCCTGTTGGCCATTCTTGAGGTCACAGCAGCAACGTTCCAACTGAAGAGCCAAGTCAGATTTTACTTCTACTCCCATAATTTTATGGGTTTTAGGAAATTAATAATTAAGTTTTTAGGGTCTCTCATATAATAAATACTGGTGTTGTATATAACCTATGATATACTAAATACATAATCATAGGTTATAGTTGCAGCATTCTGAGTTATATTGACTGTAAGCTCCCAATCATTATCATCATTTTCTGCTTGCCTTAATTTAATGGTACCCGACCTTGTTGATTCTACGGTATTCTCTGTTAAGGTTAAGGTTAACCCATAGTTTCCATTATCACTTGATAACGTTGTGAATGCTACATTTGTAACCCAACTTGGTTTTGAGGTTACAGTTAAAGCTAATGGGTATCTTGTACTTATTTCAGAACCGTTTATTACCTTAGTCTTAAAAGAATAAGCTACATCAACTGTAATATTATTACCTCCCAAAGCCGATAATCCAGTTCTAGAAGTAGTTCTAGAACCAGTAGGGGAAGTAAATGCCAAGTAATACTTATAAGATACTGAAGCAGCACTCTGTGTAACTTTAATGGTCTTAGTAGTTGCCCCACTATAGGATGCAGTTACTGTACAACTTCTACTTGAAGTACCTGTGTTCTCTGTAGCAGTAAGTACCGTCTTAGCTGAATTCAAACTAAATCCAGTACCACTTGCACTAACCGTAGGTGTAGCACTCTTCGAAGAACCTGCACTTGTTGACCCTGAACTCCAATGGTTGGTAATAGATATACTTACACTGGCATAAATATTAACACTACCTCCTGAATTAGAGATAGAATATGAATTTGCCGATAAGCTTATTACTGGTGTACCATCAGTACTACTGATAATTGAATTCGCTGCCTGGTATACTGGTACACTTACAGATTTGGTTTTACCATTTAGTGATAAGGTACCAGTAAGGGCTCCTACCCGGGTTCTAGATTTAACCGTAGTTCCCAAAGAACCTGCACTAACTGCAGTACCATAACTAATGCTAGCACCGCTTGTAATTGTGCCACCTCCAGTTGTAGAACCATTCCATCCCCAAGTCTGAGAATATGATGGCATACTTGAGAATGAACTTCTACTTCCTCCACTTGCAGGTATATCGGATACACTTCCTCCACTTGCTGTAATATCACTGTAAGTCCTATAACCTGCCGACTGAGAACAAGATAGGGTTAACTTCTTCCCTGTTTCAGCTTGGGTTAAGGTTACCGTACCACTTCGTGTACTGGTAGAAGTATTATTACCCATAGTTACAGAAGTACCACTTCCAGATACACTACCAGAGTTGGCTCTAGTATAAGTTAAAGCAATTTGGTTACCATAATTATGCCCATTTCTCAATTCTTGCTTGTAAGAAGCAACGGTAAAGGTTTTAGTATCTCCTGTAGCCCCAAATAATATAGAGGTAGGTGATAAACTCCAAACATAACTCCAAGATTGAGATGCAGCTGCCTGATACCATTTGATAGTATAGGTTTTACCTGAACCTTGTTGTATGATAGTACCGTCAGTTTTAGACCTGGCAGTTAACTCAAGATTCTCGGTAGCTCTCCAACCTGTACCGTCTGCCCAAGTTACCCAAGAAGGTCTGCCCGAATGACTATATGCAACACTCTCTACAGTACTAGTAGCTACACCATCCAAATATTTAGTTCTAGTAGAAGTAGCCACAAACCAAGGCTCCTCATTAGTAGGTTCTCCGCCTAAAGCCGAGAAATTCAAAGTATCTGTCCAAAGAGTAAAAGTATATTTCCAAGTTACCCTATGAATATCCTCTAACTTTACTGTTTCGTTGTTTCCATAGGAACTGGCATTGGATAGTTCCAACCCCACATAATTTTCCCCTGTTCCTGTAGGGGAGAGTGCTAACAATTCAGCCTTGGTAGGGCAGTCATTTCCTGTCTTACCAAGGCCTACTTTAGTTTTGACAGCACTCCAGGTTGCTATCTCTCCCATGATTATTTATTTTTAAGTTCTTGAATCTCAGCCTTCAAAGCCTTAATCTCATCGTAGAGAAGTTTAACACCCTCGATTGCCAAAGTTGACATCTTGTGATATTTAACTTGTTTTACGAGTACATACTCTTCTCCGTTGATTTCTAAGGTTTCGAATTCTTCTGGATTGGGTACCGTAGATTTCTCTACTGGAACTTCCTCTACATATTTACCAAAGCCTAAGCCCTCGAGGTTCTGAGCAATAGTTCCCTCGTCCTCTTTACCAAGCATTTCGAATGACTTGGTTGGTATCTGGCAAATCTGTTCCAGAGTATGATTCAAATCCTTAATGTTAGATTTGAGTCGAACATCTGAAGATTCTTTGAAGAAACCAGAAGGAGCCGTGGTCTTAGCAAATACTACCTGGTCGGTAGTTGCCAATCCCAATTGAGCTCTAGTTACTGTATGAGGATTATCCTTTCTACCTGCATGGTTATTGATAGAAGTTTGAGCAGCAGTACCTGCAGCCTTAGCATTGGCAATAGCAGCAGCCTGAGCAGTAGATACTGGTTTATCTGCATCCGATGTATTGTTAACATTACCCAAACCAACTTGAGCCTTAGTAACTGTATGAGGATTAGATTTATTGGCAATGTGATTATTTACCTTAGTTTCCAGGGCAGTTATATCTGAACCCTTATCGGCAATCAATCCATCTACGTAAGTTTTTAATTCTGTACGAAGAGAATTGATAGCATTAGTTCTATTGGTAATCTCATTTGCCAACCCCTGTACGGTATTATCCAAGTTAGTCTTATCTGCTGCAGTCATTACACCTGCAGTAGTCTTAGTTGCTGCAAGTATATCTCTAATTAAATCTGTAGCACCTTCATAAGTCTTACCATCTGCACTCTTAGTTTTATTATTAAGAGTAGCTCTTACATTAGTTGAATTATGGGTAAGAGTGAATCCAGTAAGAATAATTCCTGGAAGAGAACTATTAAAGGTATCATGAGCATTATCTTTTGCAATACGGGCCTCTTGTTCAGCTTCAATAGCATCTGGTAAGGTTTGATTAAGCATTATTACACTATCGGCATCCATCAGACCAGCTTCTTGAGTAGTGGCTGGAGTTAGAGGGATTACCATCCCATCGGGTTTATCAATGTAATGCCCTTGACCATCCGTAGCAGAATAGTTACATAAGATAATAATATTACGCTTATTTTTGTTAGCTATTGAAACCTTACTAATTAAATTTTTAGGCATGCTAGATACCACATCCTCAAGATGCTTACCTCTACTACCTTCGAAAGCAGTACCTGAGATTTCCCCAATGATAAGAGACGAAGTATTACTGTCTACGAATTTAGTACCTGACCAACGGAATTGGTATGGAGGTTCACCATCGGCAACATTTATATAAATCTTACCAGATTCTCCAACTACGGGAGTTTGGTGACCTGCATCCGTATACAATTGAACATTAGTAAGACCTCCAGTGGGGCTTACATCATAGGTAGCATATACTTCAAGTACATCATCTACATATGAAGGCAAATGGTTAGCAGGTACTAACCCCTTCCCATCCAATGGAGCAAAGCCATCAGCCTTACCCTTAGTTGCTACAAAGGCATCATGCTTAGCTTCTAGAGTGTTAATGTTATTCTGCAGTTTATTATCAAGGTCAGTGTCTGCCGCAGTTCTATCAGCAATCTCTTTATCAATCCTTGCACCCAATGCAGTATCAGCAGAAGTACGAGCAGTTGCTTCATCGTTTACAGCTTTAGTAAACTTGGTATCTAAAGCAGTATCTGCAGCTTTTCTATCAGCTACTTCTTGAGCAAGAGCGGCTTCTGATTTACCGTCCAAAGCTTTGATAGCATCTTTACGGTCCTGAACCTCTTGAGCAATAGCATTGGGTAATGTCTCATCCAGATTAACTTTATCTTGGGCGGTCATTACACCAGCTTTCTCTGTAGTAGCTGCTGGGATATAAGTAGTCTTATAATCTTCAGGCTCATGAGTATAAATACCCTCTTCTTTTTTAGAAGAGAAATTATGAGTTAAAGTAACATTACTGCTTTGTTGACCTACCTCAACTGGTTTATCACCAGATAAGATAATAATATTATCTGGTATAGAATCAAACAGCTTCTTATCTGCTGCAGTTTGTACACCAGCTTTCTCTGCAGTAGAGGCAGGCAATGTAATAGGATTCTGTTCTACTGTACCATCTTCAACTACGGTCTTAGTAGCAGCTATGCCAACAGTAGTTTCATTGGGAGTTACTGCACCAAGAGCAAAGTTAGCCGTAGAGATTCTATCTAACTCAACCTTATCCTTAGCAGTCATCGTACCAGCCTTAGTAGCCGATACCTGAGGCAAATCGAAAGTTTCGGTAGTATCAGCATTCAAACCGTTATCCTTAGTTACCGTTACCGTTACCTTATTAGCATCTGAAGCTGCAGAGATATCCGTCAGAGAATTGGGGTCTAACCCATCTAACTTAACCTTGTCTGCTGCAGACATAACTCCTGCAAGAGTTTGAGTTACCGGGAGTAAGTTCTTGGTAGCTTCTACTTCTTCACTATATTGGTTATTTATATGATCCTTGGTTGAAGTCTTTACTTTGAAAGAAAGCTGAGTACCTGTTCGGGTTACAGTACTAACATCAGTAACCATGGTATAAGGCAAAGCATCAGAAGTACCTTCTTCAGCTACCAGTCTTTTTTCATGGTCATCGGTAATGTTAGTGAACTTATTATCTAAGGCAGTATCAGCATCGGTTCTGTCCTGAATTTCTTTATCGATACGTTTACCCAAAGCTGTATCGGCAGCAATACGGGCAGCTTCTTCTGCATCGATGTTATCCTGGAGAACTTTATCTGCGGCCTTTCTTTCCTCTCTCTCTGTATTTAAGTCAGAAGTATTCTGGTCAATCTTTGCTTCTAATCGAATATCCTCAGCCTTACGAGCAGCGATTTCATTATTCAGCAAATCGGTAATGGCAGTATAGTTACCATTAATGTTATCCTGAATACCCTGAATCAATTCCAGATTACGTTGAATATTAGCAGCATTCTGAGTTACCAGAGCATTGGTAGCATTCAAGGAAGTTAACAGCTCCGTACGAGTTTCAGTTACGAAAGTTCTCAACTCATTTACCGTAGTAGTAAGAGTATTACTTAAGTTAGTGAAAGTCTGTTGCAGAGTATTATCTCCTTGTTCACGCAGATTCTTTTCAGCTTCAAGCTTATTCTCCAACTCAGTAAGCTTAGCAGTCATAGTTGCTGCAAAGTTAGGGTCATCACCGAGAGCCTTAGCAATCTCAGCCAAAGTATCAAGTACCTCTGGAGCAGAGCCAATAATCTTTTGGATAGCTGCCTCTACTTGTTCAGCACTCTGGAAATCTGAATCGTTTAATAACTCAGATACCTTAGTGATGTAATTTGCATGTTCTTCGATGCCATCCAACTTGGCATATAGCAAGTCAGTGAAGTCATTTGAAGAAAGTGTTTTACCGTCTACCTTATCTACCTTCTTTCCATCCATTGCCTGGTCAGCAGCAATTCGATCTGCTTTTTCCTGAGCAATAGCATTATTAATAAGGGTATCTTGGTTAGCACGTTCTGTAGCTTCCTTATCGATATTATTCTGCAACTCAGTATCACCAGCTAAGCGGTCATTCTTTTCGGTAAGTATATCTTGGTTGATACCCGCCATATCATCTTTATGGTTCTGAAGGTTGGTATCAATCTTTGCCTCAAGTGAAGTCTCTTTGGCAATTGCTCGGTCTTTCTCTACATTAATAGCAGTAGTATTAGCATTTACCTTTGCTTTTAATTCATTCATAGCATCGGTATTACCTGCCTCTAGAGAATCAATACGAGCTCCCAAAGCATTATCACCAGCAATACGGTTTTCCTTTTCTTGTTCAAGCTTAGTATTAAGGCTAGCTACCTCAGATTCCAAAGCCTGCTTAGCATTATCTAATTTAGCTGTGAACTCAGTACTCAGAGATTTATCGGCTGCAGTACGGTCTGCTACTTCTTTATCCAAATTTACCTGAAGAACTTGGTCTGCAGCTTTTCTTTCTACACTCTCAGTATTAAGGTCAATATTGAGAGTATCGATACGAGAACTCAAAGCACTGTCGGCATTCGTACGGTCAACGATTTCTTCGTTAATCATATCCTTAACTTCCTTGTAGTTATCACCTACAGTCTTAGTTAAGTTTGTGATTGCCTCTGAATTTCTTTCGATATTATGTTGATTAGTAGCGATTGCCGTAGTATTGGCATTTACCTGCTCAGTAAGCTCATTACGCAAAGTATTGATAGACTCTTGCATACTCAAAGCCAAGTCTGAGATACGCTGGTTAACGTTAGCCAGACTTTGAGTATATGCTTCATCAGCAGTCTTTCTTTCGGCAATCTCCTTATCCAAGTTAGCCTGAATTACTGCATCGGCATCTTTACGGTCTTGGATTTCCTTATTAAGGTTATCTCTTACAACTCCGAGTGCAGCATCTCCAGTAGCAGACTTATTGTCTACGTATTCTTTCAGTTTAGTTTCAAGGGCAGTATCTGCATCCTTACGAGCTTGAACTTCAGCAGCTACTTCAGCACTGTTTGCCTCGTCTCCTGCAATACGGTCTTCGATTTCTTGGTTAACCTGTTCTGTAATTGCAGCCAACTTCCTAGTGATGGTAGTTGCAAAGTTGGGGTCATTTCCAAGGGCATCAGCAATTTCCTTAAGAGTATCAAGTACTTCAGGTGCTGAACCAATAATCTTTTGGATAGCCGCATTTACTTCCTCTTCAGTTTGGAAACCGGCATCATTTATAAGCTGAGAGAGATGGGTAATATAGTTTGCCTTTTCTTCTATGCCATCCAATTTAGCTTTGAGTATATCGGTAAAGTCGTTCTTAGTCAAAGAATAACCTTCACGTTTATCTACCTTCTTAGCATCAAGGTCTTTATCACCTTTTTCTCTAGCAGCAGCCTCGGCAGCAATAGCATTAAGCAATTGTTCTTTGTCTTCTACACCCTGCTCTTTTATATCCTCGATTTTGTGTTCGAGAACTAAATCCTGAGCAGCACGAGTAGTGGCCTCTGAATCTATATTGTTCTGTAATACCTGGTCTGCAGCAGTACGTGCTTGAGCTTCCTGGTCAATCTTACCTTGAAGAGCATTGTCTGCATTAGTACGGTCTGTTACCTCTTTAGAGATTTCATTGTGAAGAACTTGGTCCTCAGAATGACGGTCTACCTTCTCTTGGTCAATCTTACCCTGAAGAGCTAAAGTATCAGCCTGGCGATTAGTGATTTCTTCATTAATCTTAGAATCCAGTACGGTATCTGCATTGGTACGATTTGCAGTTTCTTCAGCAATCTTTGCCTCGAGTGCAGCCTTATCATTGATATGAAGAGTCTTAAGGTTATTTACACTTTCCTTAATCTCATTATCGGCAGCGATACGTTCATCTTTTTCCTTTTGAATAAGGTCCTTGAGTTCTTTCTCAAGTTCACCATTATCTTGATTTACCTTATCTTCAAGGTCTTTGATGTCTTCAGCATTCTTATCTACCTTCTTCTCAACTCGGTCGATTTCAGCTTTTAAGTCTGCCTTAACGGTATCAATCTTCTTATTGATTTGGTCTAACCCATATTCTAGGTTATCCTGAACTGCAGCTACTGCAGCACCCAGAGCAGCTTCGGCTTCCTTAGCACGATTAACCTCTTCGGTTAAAGCAGTACGAAGGTCGGTTAATTTATTAGTGATAGTAGTTGCAAAGTTGGGGTCATTGCCCAATGCTTCTGCCAACTCTTTAAGAGTATCAAGGGCATCATCAGCACCATCAACCAAATCACTAATCATCTGTTTAACTTCTTCCTCGGTTTGATATTTCAAATCATTCTCAAGCTGAGAAACTTTAGTGATATAATTTGCATGTTCTTCGATGCCATCAAGTTTAGCCTTCAACTCATCGGTAAAATCATTTTTCGATAAGTCGTATCCTTCTTTCTTATCTACCTTATTCTTGATAGAAAGTACGAAGGCCCAGAACTCATTTATAGTTCCTCCAAAGCCAGCTTTAACAAAGTCATCATAGTAACCCTGTAATAACCGCTGGTCTATTTCTTCGCAGGTATAATACTTACTTACATACATATTTTATAAAATTTAAGGATTAATTACTGCACGTTGACGACCCAGTAAGAATTCCGAATTGATATCTCTGAATGGTTCTCCCTCTGAACCACAGAAGGCATTCATTGGTACATCTGGATTTTCGGGGTCTACATCTCCACCGTCCTCAATATCTCCCCGTATGCAAGCATAATCAGGAAGCCTATTTACACGGAACTTTATTACCTGGCCTATACCAGGATGAGGTATTATTTTATCCCAGATATCCCCGAAGTAATCTTGAAAGCAGGTGACAAATTTGTTTCCGGTCATCGATTGAAATGCCGTTACATCATTGCCATTACCTTTCATTTCAATATGAACTCCAGAGGTACCATTGAGGATAACCAGATTACTATCAAACCAAATTCCACTGTTTGTAGTAATTGGTGTCCACCTCAGTACTAACATCTTTGCCATATACTTTATTTTTATTCTACAAATTCAACTTTGGTATCTCGGTCTCTCTTTAGGATAATCATGAAAACTAAAGCCTCATCCTTTGCCTGAGCAGTCTGAGTATCTCCAGAAGGCTTATACGTTATACCATTAATTACAAACCTATCTTGTTCCCAATTAAAATCCCAATAACCTTCCGGTGTAAGATAACCGATTTGTTCTATATAAGATTTAGAAATTAGTATTGATAAGTTTTCATCATCCAATTCTCCTGAAATAGTTGCCTTATTGATAGGCCAGTTTCTGAAAGCATTGTAGTAACATAATGCCTCGATTTGAATGTTATAATATTTAGGTATACTGTCTTCGGCATGACTGAGAAGCTGATTAACATGTTTGGCCCAGGTTATGGATTGCCTACCAGCATCCCAATCTAAGAAGTCAGTGATAATTTTCTTGTATCTATCCCAAGAGCGGTTCTTTACCATTCTCCAGGGTTCTTTTGTCATAACTTAGTTAGAATTGATTTCTTACCGCCTTTTACTGGAGCACTTGGGTTGGGTCCATCTAATACTCCAGGTTGCCTTCTGTTAACTACTTTGGGAACTACGGTTCTGAATACTTCATCACAGAACGGTAAGTAGATTTCCAATCGTGAAGCTAACATACAAAGGTTCTTCCTTAATTCATCTATTAATCCACCTGGCTGCATTGCTTGAGAAAGTGTTTTCCATAGGGAACTTGTAGCATCTGCCAAGGTATCATAATATTGCACTTCAGTAGGCCCAGTAGTGATTTGTTTTATCCTATCACCTCGGGCAAGTTCGGGTTTAGAAGTACCATCACCAGTTTGTTCTTTGGTAGAAGTTAATTGACTTAGGTATTCTGAAGTACTTGTTAATAGATTAAGTATCTTCACATTGAGAAAGTCCCATGCTGCCAATTCCATTATTAATTGGTTTTCTAGTGCTTCATACCATAATTCATCTGTATACTTATCTGGTGCAATTGTATGGTTTACTAGAGGTCCAATGTAATATTGCCACTTAGTGATGTAAATAGATTTCTCTTCCCTGGTCATCCCATCGGATATTTCTGAAGGGATATAATGGTCGATTAAGTTATATATTGTATCGGCTAATGCCGTATGACCATAATCACAAACTACCAGAGTCTTATCTACGGTGATATCTAAACCATTAGAGTTGGTTACATGTAGGGTTACTGTATAGAAACCGGGAGTTTCATAAGAATAGGAAACATGTCTTCCACCATTGAAAACCTCTCCCTTATCATCGCCAAAGTCCCAGTCAAAAATGGATTTGGCCGGGACTTTGGATATGACTCTGAATGAAACTTCCAGACCTGACGTAACGTACAAAAAGTCCAGATTGTTATTCATATTAGTCTGTCTTATGTAATTTTCATAGATTACCCTTTAGAAGAGGATTCGAATTCTTCCAGCAAAGCCTGAAGAATTGTTTCTACTGTATCATCTTTCTCGGCAACGATTTCATGAAGACCTGCTACCAGTTTCAGTTCTTCCAGGGAATAGCCCTTTGCAAGTTTTTCAAGAGTCATGCCTTTCTTGAACTGAGCATTCAGTCTCTTATCCAACTTTTCGATGTCGGCCTCTGAATACTTTTCGATTTCTGATTTATCAGCAATGATAATCAGATGGCCAGAGGCAATTGCCTTCTGAATCTTTGGTGCACGGAATTGACGACGAGAGAGTTCCTTGTCTTCTCCTCTACAAACGGTAATACCAGTTGATTGGTCATGAAAACTGTAAGCTCTTGGTCCCACAGTTACTGTATATTTATCTTTAGCCATATTTCCTAAGATTTAAAAATGATTAATGATTAAAGAGAGGATAGGTCTTTTTAGTTACCTACCCTCTCAGGGAATTTATATAGATGAAACCGGACGTCCCTTATTATTCTAGGTTAACCATCAAATATGGGTCTACGTTCATGAACTCGGGGAAGCCGAATTCTGAGAACTTCTTGTCGGCAGCCAGCAACAGAGTTGCATCCTGGTACATCTTAGAGAAGCCAGTAGTCAAGCTTGCATAGATTGCCTGAGTCTGGTTAGAAACGATTCTTTCAGATTCAAGCATCAACTGACGAGCAGTAAGCTTAATCAAGGCAGCAGATGTATCAATCAACAGCAACTGTTGGTCGGGTGTACCCGGGTGAATGTAGAAGTCAGCATTCTTGGGAACAGGAGACTTAACATTCAGGGTAGCTTCTGTAGTACCAGAGTGACGATCCTTGAATTCCGGCAAGTTCAGCATTTCGATTGCCTGGTCTTCACCACCAATCATAGTTTGGAAGTTACGTCCCATACGAGCAGCACGTACCC